CACGGGTACCAAGCAGTACCATAAAACCCCATACACAATACACACTCCTGTCACTCCCGTTGCAATATCCGGTGCCCCGTATTTAATATATTCTGGTGGGCTGGCTACGCTCGGGGCATATAGCTCGCGCATACCTGCCTAAACGTGTACCTCCGCGCACAACTGCGCGCTGCGGACGGCCAGTTATTCGAGAGAGTCCAGTGAGATGTTGTTAATGTATTTAGTACAGAAATACTTTGTTAAAATAACTAAATACATTCAGATGTAAAGTGAAAGGAAATAAAACACCAGTGTGGGGTTTCTAAAAAACCCACAAGGGTATATAAAGAACAGGTTGGCGCATTAATTTCGCGCAACCAACTTATCTTAACAATCAACTAAACTCTGTCTCCTCACACATTCATGAGTCTTCCATACTCAAACAAAAGAGAAACAGCCATCAAAATTATATCATTTCGGTGAGTACCTGTACCCAGGATGTCACCTCATTGTAATGTCAGACGACCCACATGGCTCTGTTCTCACCCATGTCCATGCGTTGCATGTAGGTGGTCAACTCAAAAAGATACTCTTCAAGAAGCACTCTCCTTACAATCAAATGTCGAGTCCTTCTTCAAAACCAATTGTAAAAAATTCATCTATCAGCTTGAAGACTCAGGAGATGATGAAAAGCATCATTTCCATTATCAAGGATATGGATCTCTCCTCAAACGAAGAAGACCATGTGAGATTAAGACGGTTGCTATACAAAACAATGGACTCCTTAACGGAGTTGAAATTGGGGTTGCTTCAACTGCTGGTATCGACGCCCTCAACAAATACGCAATGAAGTCAGACACGCGGGTATTTGGTCCTTGGTCTGACAACAAATCCTATAGAGGTCAAGATATCATCACTAATTTATGGCCTTGGCAACAAGAGGTAAAGGATTTATGCTCAAGAGAACCAGACAATCGTACTGTCAACGTTGTAATTGATGAAAAGGGTAACGTTGGTAAGAGCGCCTTCTGTAAACACATGGCGTGGCACTCTGATGCTCTGGTACTAGGATGGGGGAAAACTGGTGATCTCCTCAATCTGGTATCTAAGAACCAAAACAAAGACGTGTACATCTTTGACCTCTCCCGTTCGAAGCCTCAAGACTGGGCTAAGGATGATATCCCTGCAGCAATGGAAGGAATCAAAAACGGAATGTTTATGAACACCAAGTATGAAACTTGTCAAGTGCTCATGAAGGTACCTCATGTTTGGGTATTTACAAATGCTAGACCAAACATCTCCTCAATGTCCGTCGACCGATGGAAACTCTGGTCTATTTCTGAATCAAGACTGGTCCCTTTCGGGGTACGAAGCGGACGACGAAGATCTTCCTGCGACTCAACCTTGCTTGTGGAATGAAAACGACTTTCCCACATGCGATACAGAAAGAACGTTTCCAAAGACATTCCTATATAACCCAGCCTGTAGATGTAGCTTTTACGGTGGTTTTGCTTGCGAAGCATGTTTCGCCAACTATGCACTTTAATTTACATCAACATCGCACCAGCACGCATGCGTTCTTCGAAACGCAAGCATGGGTTAATGTTGACTCCAATTAACTTTGAGCTATCGGCAAAGGATCAAACAACTCAGTACGCATATCTAAGGTAATAGTATACTTGATAGTGGCATTTGCAGGACCAGAACCATTATTATTGCAAGTACCAACATGAAACATAATGTTCTCAGATGGATTAGTAGAAAAAAGACTTTGAAATCTATCATCTGAATAACCTTTCTTATCGACACCAGCAATATTAGCTAAATGATAACGACGTTTAATAAATATAGCACCAGAAGCAGGATTCAACAGATGAACAGTTGAACCTTGCTGCTCTGACATAGTTAAGTGGTCGGTATAAGGAGTAATCGAGTTATCAGCGACAGTAATAACCTTATAAACTTGATTACCCAACGAGATATCCACAGACGCACGTAGGGTAATAATAACATCGGTAACGCGATATCTGTTATAGAAAGTGGCATACTGATCACGACCTAAAGGTTGATGACCAGTACCAGTTAAATCAGGATCAAATATAGAATTCAATCGGTAAATTTGATCAAGTGACGAAGATGAATTCTCGTGATAGGCGTTATAACGCAACCACACGATCGTCTCCTTCGCCACAGGACCACGACCAATACTAACTACCTGCCTGGTAAGACGAGCAAGTTTAGGACGAGTCATAGGATTCGCCCTGGCACGCTTAGCAGATGGAGTAACAAATAAACGTCGAGATGAAGCCGGACGCTTACGTTTAGCAGCAGGAGCAACACGAATAGTAGCCATTATATGTTGAGGGAACGTGAAATTGTGAGACACCAATTTGGCACGGCCCTAGGCGCTGTCGCTGGAACACCTTAGGCCGTGCAGTCCAGTGAGTAATATATAAAAGCCCGGTACCACGGGTACCAAGCAGTACCATAAAACCCCATACACAATACACACTCCTGTCACTCCCGTTGCAATATCCGGTGCCCCGTATTTAATATATTCTGGTGGGCTGGCTACGCTCGGGGCATAT